AGTTACTTTCGCATTGTTAGCAGTTATATCACTTGCTTGGGTTGGTGTAATACCTACCTTTGCGGTATTCGCAGTTACTTCACTTCTTAAATCAGAGTTTTCTAGTTTTAAAGGCGTTACTATTGTTGCGTCATCCATTCCCGTGTTTACTTCGACTTGGGTTGCTACCTCTGCAATGCCTTTGGTAGTTTCGTCTGAATCTGGTATATTTATATTTAAAGTTGGCATATCTTAATAATCTCCTAAATTAATTGTTATATCTGTACCGTCAACGGTTAAATCTTGCCCCGTATCAACGGTGTTTAATAATATATCATAAGTAAAAGAACCTGCTGCTCCTGCTGCTGGTACTATCCACTCTGTGCCTACTTTGCTACCTACTACCGTTCCATCTGTATCTTTAACGGGTATGTCTGCCGAACCATTACAACTAACCGTAGTAAACAAATCACCATTAATATAAATGGTCGCTACCTCTGCTGCTGGTGGCGTTATACCATTCATCGGTATAATACATTTATTATACTTCTGTGCTATCTTAAAACTAACTTCTAAATAACCACCGTAAAGTCTGTCACTTGTTGCATCTTCTAGCCAATTCCAAGTGGTATTAATATCGAATCTTAACTCACTAGGATATAAAGTAGATTGAACTTGTTTCCAATAAGAAAGATAATCAACGCCTATTAGCTTCATGTCGCTTTTAACATCATTAGCGTTCACCTCGATAGGGTCGTCTTCTCTGTTTCTTAGTTGTTCTAATTGCGTTACAAATACTACTCTAAAAGTAAAAGATTCTAACCCAGTTTCAAACGAACTAGGTAAATCTTCCATCCATAAAATAGGGTATCTGTACGGGTTCTCTTGACTATGTAAAACCATATCAAAGTCAGCACCGTTACCGAAGTTCTTTAACTGCTTGTGAGCGTCTGCAAATTGCTTATTTAAAGCTATTATTTGATTGTACGTTAACATCTATCCTAAGTATAAAGAAGTCTGTGGTTTAGTTTCTCTAGCGTTTACTCCATCATCCGAACAATCTAACCATAAAGGGAATAAATCAGTATTATTACATAGATATTTTTCTAGTCTATGCGTGAAGTATTGTGCCTTATTTGCGTACTTATCTTCAATAAATTTAAGTTCGTTTAGTTGTATTGGTTGTGAGTTTGTATCTGTATTCTTAGAAGTTGACTTGTTTCTAAACTTGTAAAGTAGAGGAACTTGAACCTCGAACTTAACCCAAAATAAAAGCGCATCCGCTATGTAGTTGTTAACTAAGTTTAGATCGTTACCAGCTAAAGTACCAGCGATTACCTTTGCTATTAAGTCATTGTATAATTCAGTACCTAAAGATTTCTCTATGTATTCTTTTTGACAATACCAAATAGTAGGTCGAATTAAATTCATGTCCACATTAGCGTCAATCTCACTATTGAGTTTAACAAAATTCTCGCTTATTAATAATCCTCTTTGTTCTGCCATAATTATATTCTAACTAATCTAACCTCCCAGACGTGTCTACAATAAGGTGTAGTTCTTCCCGTTTTTGGATTGTGATAAAATCCACCCCTTCTACTAAATACATCATACCCAACTTGGTTAGATATGTTTTGTATATCTTCAATAGACCATGAACGTGATTGACTTAATCCTACTAACTGAACGCAAAAAGGTCTTGACTCTCCACCGGGTTCTAATTCTGGTACATCTTTTCTTTTAGCATATTTATAAACCGCTATGATTCTAGGCTCCGCCGTATCTTCTGTTACTGGTTCTCTACCATCTAACGCTCCATCGTTTTGTAACTTCTTAACCGCACCTTTAACCGTTGATTCCTTTTCGTTTAAAAGGTCTGCTATTTGCTTATTGGTTAGTTCTGGTTTGTCATTTAAAACCGATAGTATAGAGTCTTCTAATTTAGTAGCAAAGTTTAAAGCCATTGTCTCGGCTTGTTTTCTTGCGTCGAATATATCAGTAGCGAATAACTCCGCACTCTGAATAACATCCCCTGAATCCTCTACACCACACGCACTGAATAAGTCTACTAGTGTTTGGTCATCTTCTTTAGAGAATTTACTTAATAAGGTTTTCTCACCAGTAATAACTCCTTCATCAGTGGTAGTTAAATCTACAATACTTCTTATCTCAGATAGTGACATTGATTCTAGTATCTTATTTGCCACTAATGGAGATAATGAAGCTAGAGCCGTTGCGATAGGGTTGGTCTGTATATCTGATTTTGGTAGACCCGCCATCTTTCTAAGTTCATCGGGAGTACTAATTTCCTTTATAGTTTGTTCTGATAATTTGGCTTTAATCGGCTCAATCTCTTTAATCTCTGCCTTGCCTTGTATCTCGTTAGTCTCTAAGATAGCGTTAACAAAATCTTCTATTACTGCTTGTTGTGGTTTAATCCAACCCTCTTGCCACTTCGCTATTGCTACTCTGTCTTGGTCTGCGTTGTTGCTTAGTCCACTTGCATCTGGTGGCATTTCAACTGCCGAGATAGGTGTACAATGAGCCGTAAATATTTCGTCTCTAATCTGCTTGTTAAGATTTATAAACCTATCATCTTGACCGTTAGTGTTTAGAGGTGTTACTTCTATCCCTTTACTGTCTTGCTCGTTGAATGATTTTAAAGACTTACCAGCGTTACTAGTGCCATGTAATACAGTATCAAAGTTTTCGTTTATCTCTCTACGTTGTTCTGGTGTTGGGTCTCCATTATAGAAGTTAACTAAATAACCTCCAGTAAATCCGTTCTTAGTATTGTTCTTTACAAAGTTACCAACCTCGCTATCAGCGTCAACATAACTAACCCCACCGCTATAATCAGGTATAGGATAATCTTCTGTTTCATCTTCGTTATAATAAACAATGTATCTAGTGTCTGCTTTCATTTCTGAAATATCCCACTCGAATCTTTCAAATACTTCAAAGTCTTTATTTCTGCTAGGTTGTTTACCTGACTTAGACCAATCAGAAGTATAGTAATACTGTCTTGGTTGTAGTTCTTTATCTTCTTTTCCTCCGTACTCTTTCTTACTTACGCGAACGTTTTTAAACGGTAAATAATGAGGCTCTATAATTCCGTTTCCGTTAGGTATCATCTCAGCACAAAACCCACCGTATTTGTTAAAGTCGTTTACTATCTTTTTAATTACTCTACTATCTTTAATCTTTCTCAAGAATGAAGCTAAAGCAATGTTTTGATGAAGGTCTAACCCGTCTCTTTTAGGTACTAATCCATAGCCATATACGTAACGATTCTTTGCTTTTAATATCGCACCGTTCTTAGGAGACGTTTTAGAAAGCATATCAATATACTGAGGGTACTGATTCTTCCACCCTTCCTCGTCTCCAAATAAAACCCAATCAATAGAGGTGATTTCCTTGAACTCTGGTAACTGTTCTTTACCGAATTGCATCAACCCTCGCTTCTCGTTGTATAGGAATATATTATTGCTCATGCGCTATGTATGTTATTTCAATTTCATGCTCTACCCAAATACTAGTCTCTGAATCTATCAACCTCATCTGACCACGCTCTACAATTCCATCTGCTAGATCAGGGTCTAAATTAACCGCACTAGATTGTTCGTATATCGTGTAGTTATAAAGTCCTACATTACCTAATACTATTTGATTCGCTCCAGCACCACTAGCAACCACTTCTATATCAAATTCATTCGCTCTGTCTCTTGCTGCACCAGCTACCGAAACATCAGTAAAGATTTGAAAGTACTTTTGTTTAGTTGTATTGTTCCAAAACTCAAATAGATAATAAGGACTGCTTATTGTAGTCTTCTCTTCTAAGGTTAAAGATACGGTATTATTTGCTAGTTTTTGTAGTAGCATTCTTCTTTTTTTCTACTGGCTTAACAACTTCCTCTACTTCTTCTGTCTCTTCAATAACCTCTACAATAGTAGCTTTAGAAATTGGTTTATCTTCAAATATATCTAAGCCTATTGTACTGTAAAATTCAATGTCATTTTCGTTGATAGTCATTTCAAACTTAACCCCGTTATGAGCCTTGTAATTAATAACCATACCTAAACATTCTGCCTTTATCTTTTTCATACTTTTAATTTACAAAAAAAGCGGCACTTATTTAGTAACCGCCTTTTAAACTATGGATAAATCTTCTACCTATGAAGCCGTTTCATCAATACTTAATGCTGCCATGATACCAGTAGAAACCGTATAAAGGTTCCTGCTTTTATCATTGAATACAACTGTGTAACCGTTTTGGTCGCCCATTGCTCTACCTGACATTGCAGAAGAACCAATTTTATCAGCACCTCTCTCTAATCCGAAGATATGGAATATGCCGTTTAAATCTTTAGCGATAAGTACACAAGACTTTCTAGTAAGTAATTTATAAGTTACGTTCTTTGTGTTTGACATCTTAGCCAAGTTGAAAGAAATAACTGTTTCGTCGAATGCAGTACCAGCAGCAGGGTCATGAGTTTCTGTACTCACAAAATCCGCACTATCATTGTTAGTGAAAAAACGATAGAAGTAAGTTCCTGAGACTTGGTTTAACGTTGTGATTTCTCCGTCCGTTGCTGCCCAATCATCTTCGATAGTATCTCTTTGAGCGATAAGGATAGAACCAGCTTCAATCCCACCGTTGGAATCATCACACTCTACACCTATTCCGCTATCTAATATACAAGTCATTTATTAAAGTTTTATAAAGGGGGCGTTTAAACCCCCTAAGTTATTATTTAGGATACTGTCAAGTCAAAAGAAACAACGTCCTCTACAAATTGTACTTGTGTACCTCTTGTGAATCCTGCATCAACAAAGATTCTTTTTAAAGTCCCTGGGTCTAATCTTGAAGTAAACTCTGTGTCGTTTTCTCCATCTACACCAATAACTAAGTTAGAAGCGTAAGTAATGAACATTCTATCAGAACCAATCAACCCGTAAGTAGGTCTAAGTTTAACAGATGTACCTAAGATGTTTTGTTCGTTTTCTCCACCTGAGATATGGAACAAG